TACACCATCTAGTGGTACACAATCATTAGTATGGTGTTCATACTCTCCTAATGGATATATATCATTAATGAATTCTAATACTTGTTTTGCAAATATATACTGGTAAGGTTTGGCTGTGGATATTGTAGTTACAATTTTAAATTTAAGCTCTGGATTAATCTCTTGTCTGTATTTGGCTAACAGAAGCATAAGTATTGAACTATCTGCTCCGCCTGACATTTTTACAATTACATCTCTACTTCCAGGAATATATATCTCAATGTTACCTTGACCAGTAGGCACTGTCATTGTTAGTTCTTCTTGCGTCATTATTTTCTCTTTTTTGGTGATCGCTTAGGTTTATTAAATATTTGATGTTCGGTAATAACTCTAAATCCCATACCTTGAGATTTGCACCATGCTCTGGCTGATTCCCATTTTGCATGATTAACTACTGCTGCGGCTTTATCCATTTGAGTCTTTGCTTCTGCTAATGTTTGCTTTGCTGGTTTAATTTCCACCATCTCTGCATGATTGCCACCTTTGGCATCTTTGTATACTAACAGTAAATCAGGAACATATGTTGAGTTCTTACCAGTTAACGGATTTCTATATGGTATTCTATGTGTTTCACTACCCCATCCTAATACTGCTGGATGATTATCACACATGCGAAATACTGCTAATTCCCATCCGCTTCTATAACGTGGTGCTTTTTTACCTAAGTATTTAGCTGGGTTAGAAACCTCATATATGCCTTGCATATAATTTCTAGGCATTTAGGCCTCCTAACTTGATTCGATTGCAGTGGTGTCGGAAATATTGTATCCTTCATACATAAGTGTCAATCTATATTGCACTAAGCTGCTGTCTGCATAATCTAGTGTATCAGCATCTATACTAGTAATGATTGGATTAAAGACTGTTATTAAGTTAGTTGACTGATTGTCTCGTCTAACAATGTGGAGTGTTTTTATAAAATTACGGTTTGCATTTAATTTAAATCCAAGTGGAGCAGAAAAGGTGTTGTTGCCATCCGTCATATTCATTGGACCTGCAAAATAATAGTTAGAATATTCTTTTAAGAAAGTTTGTATAGTTGAAGGAGAGTGTGTATCGTATGCAACTATTGTAATTGGTGAATATTCATAATTTGTTTGAACAACTTTTTTAGCATTATACGCATTCATTGTTATTGCTGACGAAGTCCAACTAGGCATAGTAATGCTTGCTATTTTGTCAAGCTCTAAATGCTTTAGGTCGAATTCAGCGCCGTAATTGAAACTGGCAGTAAAATTAAATTTATGCCTAGGTACACCCTTAACTATCTGTGTTTTAGGTGTAGCTTGATTATACTTATTATATGCATGATTAACTATTGCCATAATCTAACTCAATGATATTGTTGACCGTTTATAGGCCAACATATCAAAATAATTAACTAGGGTTGCCAGTTGATAGTGTATCTGTATCAGCTACTACTGCATGACTAGCGTTATCATAACGGACTTGTGCAGTTACCTGTACCATGTCACTTGTGCCATAGTTTAAGTCACCATACTGTACGTTAGACAAATAACAACCAGTTAGCGTCCATGTATCAATAACTTTTGCAGTAGATGAGCCATCTAATGTTTCGATTGACATATTAAACTTATATGCTAATCCGCTTATTTGACCTTCTGCATTTGTAATTCCTGCACCCTGTGAAGTGTGGTCGAGTTGTGCTCTTAATTGATCACCTACTAATTTTACTACGTTTGAATTTACATCATCACGTAGAACGATACTAATTGGTTCCCATGTGTGCTTACCTGCAACATACATTTTAGAGTTATATGAATCAACAATAACCTCTTCATGTGTGATGCTTGGACGTCCAGCACTAATTACGTTTTGTGTTGATGCTGTTCTTGTACCGGCATCAGTTCCCATTCCCGTAAAGTTAATTCTAAAACGATATTGTAGTTTGGGCATCAAAGTTGCAACTGTGCCAGCTACTGGAACTCCGAAATTTGTTGTTACAGCCATATTATTTTCTCCTTTAAACTGTTGTAGTTCTCTATATTTATTATTCAAACTACTTAGTAGTTTTATATATGTATTTATGCAAAAAGGTCAAAAAAATAAAGGCTACGTTTTAAAGTAGCCCTTATTCTAATTTATTTCACAATATTTAAGATATTATGCAATTTCGCCAGTATTTACAATACGAATTGGGATGTATATAAATTCTGCTGATTTAGTCGGTGCAATTGCAACGTCAATCCAAAATTCATTAGCATCAATTCTTGCTGCTGTATTGTTTGATTCATCACACACAACTGCATAGTCTGTTACACCCCTAGTTGCCATAACGCCTGCTAGGAATCCATCAAATGTTGCTTTTGCATTTGTACGTGTGTTTGTATCATTTGGCTCAAACAAGTAAGGACGAGCAATAACTGCAAAACGTTCTCTTAGATAAGCTGTTAAACGAGCAACATTAACACGGTCTAGTGCTGAAGCACTTGCATGTAAAGTTTTTTGTCCAAATACAACTACGCCTTCTGCTGGAAATCTAGCAATTGGGTTTAGTTTGTTTTGATACATTGTATCTCTGTTGCCTGCTGTAAGTGATACACCTACAAATTCATTTTCTGCATCTAAGTAACCAACACCTGATGCGTTTTGTACTACACCACGTGTTAAGCCAGCTGGTGCAAACCATTGAAAGCTCACGCCGTCACTGTAAGCATATGTGTACAATGCCATGTGTGATGCTGGAGCAACAACTGCAAGCCCGTCTGATGGGTTAGTAGTTAATGCATGTGGATAGTAAACTGCACTATAAGTGTTTTTAGTTACTAGTCCATCTTCGCCGTTAGCTGTAGCACCTGTACCTTGTACCCATGTTACTGCTTCTGTTGGTGTTTTACGGAAAGGTGCGTCAATAATAACAAAGCCTGTTTCGTTACGATCACTGTTTAATGTAATCATTTCGTCTGCTAGTTCAGGATAACCTGGAGCTGCAATTAAGCTAAATGCTGCTGTGTCTGCACGTAATTCTGAACCTGCTGCACTTGCTTGCATTGCCGCAACTACTACTTTACGCTGGGCATGTCTACCAAATGAACCTGAACCGTCAACTTGATTACCTGCGTGGTTACGCCATTTCCAAGTTGTAGTTAATGCTGTATTGTACTTACGTACTGTTCCACCTGAACGACACATGTTAACACCTGTTGTTCCTACTGGGTGTAGTAGTGGGTTAGCTGCGCCTGTAAGCAATGTTGCTTCAAAAGCCGCTACTGCTGTATCATTAGCTGTTATGTCACTAAACACAACGCCTGCTGATGTTGTTTGATCTGCATTACTTTTTAGTACCCATAATGTACCGTTTGAACGATAAATTGCTGGATAACCTGCTTTATCAGTATCAATCCAATATGTACCAGTTGCACCAACTGCTGGTGCTGCTGTTGCATATGTTGGAGCTGCTACTCTTTTCCATTTTTGAGCTCCACCATCGACTGCAACTTCATAAATTGCTAATTCGTTGATATCGCCATCATGCCATACAGTACCATTTAGTGGTGCTCCCACTGGCATTGTATTAGATGCTGTAACTATAATGTTACCCCAAGCTGCTGCTGCATATTCTTTAACTACTAATTTCTCAGTATCAACATCTAACCAGATATCGCCTGTTTGTAGTGTGCGGACAACTGCTGCTGAACCGTCTTGTGGAAAGTCATTTACTGTTCCATCTGGAGCATTAGCATCTACATATAATACAGATGATGCTACAAATGCAGCTGATGCTGTTGTATACTTAGAAATATCTAGTTTAAATCCACCACCTGGTGATGTAGTTTTAACCCAAAAGTCACCAACACTTGGTGAACTTGGTTCAGTATAGTGTGGAGAAAATGTTGCACCTGATGCAATCCATGCGCCTGCGCCTGGAGTTGAGTGTGCTTTCCAATATTGAATTTCAGTTGAACCTGCTGCTGCATCAACTGATACTAGTGTAGCGCCTGCTACTGAAGTTGCTGTTGGTGCTGATCCGTCTGTAATTTCTACATTTGGAGTAACTGCTGCCCAACCTGTTGCTGCATATTTAAATAAGCCATAGTTAGATTTTGCTGGGTTAATCCAATTTGTTCCGCTTGCTGCAGGACCAACTGGTGCTGTGCTTGACGGACGCAATGTTGTTAGATCTACGTCTGCACGTACTATGTACGCTGCTGAACTTTGACCTAAAAATGAGTATGCTGCTAACAAACCATATTCGTTTGTTTCGTCGCCTTGTTGAACTGTACCACTTACTTTACGGAAATTTACATTACCAAAGTTTTGTGTTAGTTCACGTTGTGATGTTACTAGAACTGGTTTTCCAGCTTTAGCTTTAACAGTCTGTGCTGCTGTTGTTGTTGTACCAGTTGGGTCAACTTTATCTTGGCCAGTTGCAATGAATAACATTGGGACTGTGCC